GATATAATTATTTCAATGAATAGAAATTTACAGGCAAATAATAATATTGCTCAAGTAAATATATTAAAGAATAGATTTTCAGGAGAAACTGGAAAGGCTTGTAACCTTTATTATGATTTAAGTACAGGTTGTTTAAGTGAAGTTAAAGGAGAATTGTCTGATGAGTTTTGATAAAGTTTTTAAACATAGAAGACAATCAATACAATGGACGGCTTATGTTTTAGAAGCTGTAGGTAAAGCTAAAAAATATCAAAGACCAGTTACATTAGATGTTGGTAAAGAAAGTTCAGCTCTTATGTTAGAAGATGCACTTTTACAAATGGCTATGAATGGAGAAAATGCGGCGTGGAGAGTAGAAGTTAAACTACATACATTACAATGAGAAATTTTCCTTTTGATAAAATGTTATTTATGATGTTTGTTTTTATTACACTCTATTTACTTATGGAGATTATATTTTAAATGAAAAAGAAAACAACAGAACCTTTAATAGTAGGGTCTAAAAGATACTATAAATATAAAATTATTTGGGAAGATATAGTTGGTGATTCAACTTTAGCAACTGAAAATGAATTTAGTAAGATGACTTGTGCTGATGTGCATACCGAGTGTTGGATATTTGATAAGACACCTGATTATGTTTATTCTTTTGCAAGTTATTATATTGAAAATGGAGAGATAGAATTTGGTGATAGAAATATTTATCCTCGTAGCGTAATTAAAAAAATGATAAGGATATAAAATGAAATATTGTTTTGATATAGAGACAGATGGTTTTTTAAACCAGTGTACTAAAGTACATTGTATAGTATTAAAAAATATTGATACTAATGAAATTTTAAAATTAAAAAATGAAGACGCTATAAAAAAATTAGAACAGGCGGATTTAATTATTGGTCATAACATTATTAAATTTGACATACCCGTCCTAGAAAAGTTTTACGACTTTAAACCTAAAGGAAAGGTTTTTGATACAATAGTAGCAACTCGTTTACTTTACCCTGATGTAAGGGAGCGAGATTTTAAAAGAAAAGACTTCCCTACTAATTGTATAGGACGACACAGCTTGAAAGCGTGGGGGTATAGGGTGGGTAACTACAAGGAAGTCTTTGATACTGACTGGAAAGAATACAGTCCTGCGATGTTGGACTATTGTATTCAAGATGTTGAAGTAACCGATAGTTTATATAAAGCTATGGAACGTAAAGGTTATTCTTGTCAGGCGATGGAGTTAGAGCACGAAGTAGCAACTTTAATCTTTAAACAAGAGCGTTATGGTTTTATGTTTAATACAGATGAAGGAGTTAAATTGTATTCTAAATTAAATGCTAGACGTTTAGAGTTGGAAGAGCAATTACAAAAATTGTTTCCACCAAAACTAGAACGTACACCATTTGTTCCTAAAGTTAATAATAAAACTAGAGGATATATTAAAGGTGAAACTTTTTATAAAGAAAAGACTGTTACTTTTAATCCTAGCTCAAGACATCACATAGCGGCGAGATTAATTGAAAGACATAGTTGGAAACCTGAAGAATATACTAATGATGGTAAACCAAAATTAGATGAAACTGTTTTAGCTAGTCTTCCATATCCTGAAGCAAAAGTTTTATGTGAACATTTTTTATTAGATAAAAGGATAGGACAATTAGCAACTGGTGCTCAGGCTTGGTTAAAGAATGAAGTTAGTGGTAGAATACACGGCACTTGTAATACTAATTCAACAGTAACAGCTCGTGCTAGTCATACAAATCCTAATTTAGGACAAGTTCCAAGTGTTACAGTTCCTTATGGAAAAGAATGTAGAAGTTTATTCACTGTACCTAGTGGAAAAAAATTAGTTGGTATAGATATATCAGGATTAGAAGTTAGATTATTAGCACACTTTATGTCTAAATTTGATGAAGGTGAATATTCTAAAGTAGTTTTAAATGGTGATATACATACAGAAACAAAAGAATTAGCAGGGTTAGATTCAAGAGACCTTGCAAAAAGATTTTACTACTGCTTCCTTTATGGTGGTGGTGTAAAAAAGATTGCCTTAGTAACAGGTAAGAGTACAAAAGAAGCAAAGAAGATACGAGAAAGATTTTTAAATAATCTTCCTGCTTTGAGTAAGTTATTAAAGCAAGTACAACAAGCGGCTGAAAGAGGATATTTAATAGGTCTTGATAAAAGACAAATTAAAATTCGTTCAGTTCACGCCGCACTCAATTCCCTTTTACAAAGTGCAGGAGCTATAGTTTGTAAGCAGTGGTTAGTTGAGTTTAACAAAGCTGTTAAAGAATATTCTGATGTTCAACAGGTTGTTTGGGTTCACGATGAAATCCAAGTAGAGTGTCCTGAAGATACAGCAGAAGAGATAGGAAAGTTAGCTGTAGAATCTATCAAACGCACTGGCAAACATTTCAATTTAAGATTACCTTTAACTGGTGAATATAAAATCGGAAATAATTGGAGTGAAACACATTAATATGGCGTTGAATACAAATATAAAAAAAAAATCAGAATTTGATTTTGATTTAAAGTTTGGGAGAAAAAGAGAAAACAGACTTCATAAACTCTTAGGAATGAGAGCTGAAGATAAAGTTGAAGTGAAGACAGAAAGAGATTGGTGGCAGAAGACAGGTAATATTGCAATAGAGATTGAATGTAATGGTAAGCCTTCAGGTATTACTTCCACTAAAGCTGAATATTGGGTTCAATGTTTAGCAAATGGTGATAAAGATTATTGTTCTTTAATCTTTTCTACAAAAACAATGAAGCGTCTTGCAAAAAAGTATGTCAAAAATACTAAGAGTGTAGGTGATGGTAATAGAAGTAGAGTAGTATTGATTCCATTATCCGAAATATTTGACAGAAAAAATTTAACCTAAAATGAGGAAAGGAAAAATGAAAAAAAAGGTATTACTAATAGATGGAGATATATTAGCATATAAAATAGCTACGTCCAATGAAGTAAGTACGCATTGGGGTGATGGCTTTTGGACATTACATTGTGATGAAACTCAATGTAAGTTTGAAGTTGATGCTAAGATAGATGACTTAGGTCAAAGCCTAGAAGCTGATGATTATATTTGTGCTTTAACTGATAAGAATAATTTTCGTAAAGATGTTCTTCCAAGTTACAAAGACAATCGTAAACAAAGACGTAAGCCTATGGTTTTAAATGCTCTTCGTGATTACATTATGAAAAAACATAATGGAGTTATGTGGAAAAATTTAGAAGCTGACGATGTTATGGGTATAATGGCAACTGAACCACACCCTACTGAAGACAGGATTATTGTTTCTATTGATAAAGATATGAGACAGATACCTGCTAAGGTTAGTAGAGATGGTGAAACAGTTGAAAATATACCTCAGAGATTAGCTGATTATTGGTTTATGATACAGACATTAGCGGGAGATTCTACTGATGGCTATAATGGATTGCCAAATGTGGGGGTTAAAACTGCTGAGAAAATGATTCAAAGGTATACTAATGTACCCCTTTTAGACCTATGGAAGATAGTAGTTGGTGCTTACAAAGCTAAAGGCTACTCTAAGAAAGAGGCTTTACAACAAGCTAGAGTTGCACATATTCTTAGACATAAAGAATACAATAAGAAGACTGGGAAGGTTAAACTATGGCAGATAAAGTAAAGCAACCACCTCACTATTTTAGATTTAAGATAGAACCTATTACCTTTATTATGCAGAATGATATTCCGTATGCTGAAGGTAATGCTATTAAATATATTTGTCGTTGGAGATGGAAACACAAAACTAAAGAAGCTCAGATAGAAGACCTAAAGAAAGCTAAACAATACATTGATTTAATACTAGAACACGAGGAAAATAAATCTGATGAACACGTTAAACTTAAATTAGGGAATGACATTTCGGGATTGAGAAAGACTGGTGCATTATAATGCTGAAACACAACCATATAATCATTAGGGCTGAAGTAGAAAAACCACCGAAGGACATTCGCTTCGCAAGAAAATGGATAAGAAAATTTATTAAAGCAATAGATATGAAGATGTTAGGACAACCTAATTCTCATTATGTCTATGATAAAGGGAATAGAGGACTTACTTGTCTTGCTATTCTTAGTACCTCACACATCGCTTTACATACTTGGGACGAAGTGTCCCCTGCATTAATGCAATTAGATGTTTATTCGTGTAGTGATTTAGATAAGAAAATTGTTTTTAAACAGATAGAACAATTTGAACCAAAGGAGATAAATTATGTTACGATTGACAGGGATAAAGCTATTCATATTAGCAGTCCTTCTTAATGGGTGCAGTGAATTTGCCCTATTATCAAGTGGTAGTAGTTTAGCTATAAGTAATAATACATATGCAAAAGCCTATAGCAGTATAGATTTTGCTACAACATTAACAACAGAAAAAGATATTAAAACTCACGCATATCATTATGTTAAAAAAGTTAAAGAGATTAAAGAGTTAGTTATTAATAATAATAAAATTGAAACTGTTAAAACTATACCTGTGGAAGAGTCTATTCTCTATCCACCTGATGCAAACTTATTACTAGCTTCTGTTTGGACTTATAAAGAAGATAAAAAAATAAACAACAATAGAATACAATTATATTCTGTAAATCAAACGGGATATGAATTAAAATGGTAGAATAAAATGGCGGATAAAAGATATAAATACAATAATAAGAATCGTAATTTAGCAGGAAATCCGATACATCAACCAACTGAATCCTATAAAAAAGGTTGGACTAGAATATTTGGAAAGAAAAAAGAAGAAGAAGATAAAGAAACAGAAAAGTTTTTTAATGATATAGCTAACAACACCCCTAACTCAGAACAATTTAATGACGAACCAAAAACTAGATTAGAACAAATGGCAAAATTAAAACACGACCCTATTGTAGATTAAAAAATGGATTATAATAAAGACAATTTACTAACCGACTTCGGTAAGACTACATTAAAAGATAGATACTTATTACCTGATGAACACTCTCCACAAGATGCTTTTATGAGAGCGGCGAAAGCCTTTTCTGATAATGAAGAAATGGCAGATAGAATGTATGAGTATGTGTCTAATCTTTGGTGTATGTTTTCTACTCCTATCCTAAGTAATGCAGGAACTAAAAGAGGTATGCCTATCTCTTGTTTCTTAAATTATGTTGGTGATAGTAGAGGAGAACTTGCTGAACACTATACAGAAAACGCTTGGTTAGCTTCTGTTGGTGGTGGTATTGCAGGATATTGGGGACACGTTAGGTCTGATGGAACATTAACTTCAGGTGGCTCTCAATCTTCAGGAGTAATTCCTTTTATGCACGTTGTTGATTCTTTAATACTTGCTTTTTCACAAGGCAAAACTAGAAGAGGAAGTTATGCTTCTTATATGGACATAACACACCCTGAGATATTAGAATTTTTAGATATACGAAAACCTAGTGGCGGAGATATACATAGAAAATGTTTAAACCTACATCACGGAGTTAATATACCTAATACTTTTATGGAACTCATAGAGAACTGTATTAAAGAACCTACTTATGATGACAGTTGGAATTTAATAGACCCACATACAAAAGAAAAAGTAAAAACAATATCAGCACGAGATTTGTGGCAAAAAATATTAGAGAATCGTGTTGCTACAGGTGAGCCTTATGTTTGTTTTACTGATACTATAAATGAAGACTTACCTCAACCACAAAAAGATTTAGGATTAACAGTAAAACATTCTAATCTTTGTACTGAAATAACCCTACCTACTAATGAAACACGAACAGCCGTTTGTTGTTTATCTTCCCTTAACTTAGAAAAATATGAAGAATGGAAAAAAGATAGTTTATTTATTCCTGATATGGTACGTTTCTTAGACAACGTATTACAATACTTTATTGACTATGCACCTGATGAATTATTCAAAGCTAGATTTAGTGCTAACAATGAAAGAAGTATTGGTCTAGGTACTATGGGTTTTCACGCTTACTTACAATCACAAAACATTCCGTTTGAATCTGCTTTAGCCAAAGCAAAGAATCTCCAAATATTTAAAAAAATAAAAGAACAAGCTGTAGCTGAATCAAAAAGGTTAGCAGTTAAGAGAGGTGAAGCTCCTGATATGGAAGGAACTGGTATGAGAAACTCACACTTGTTAGCTATTGCACCTAATGCTTCTTCTTCAATTATTTGTGGAACAACATCACCATCAATAGAACCTTATAGAGCTAATGCTTATGTTCAAAAAACAATGTCAGGTTCTTTCTTGGTTAAGAATAAATATTTAGAAAAACTTTTAGAAAAGAAAGGAATAAATAATGATGATATATGGTCGTCCATTGTCTCTCAAAGAGGCTCGGTCTTGCATCTTAAAGAGTTGTCAGATTATGAAAAAGATATTTTTAAAACTGCTATTGAAATAAATCAACAGTGGATAATAGAACACGCCGCAGATAGACAGAAGTTTATTTGTCAAGCACAAAGTCTTAATGTATTTGTTCCTGCTGATGTAGATATAAAAGAACTACACGATATACATATGTTAGCTTGGAAAAGAAAATTAAAAACTCTTTACTATTGCCGTTCAGAAGCAATTAAAAGAGCCGAATTAGTTTCTAAAAAAATAGAAAGAACAATCATACCTGAAGCAGATTGTTTAGCGTGTGAGGCATAATGGAAGGAAAGAAACCTGATGTTATTCAAGTAGAATATGATGACAATAAAAAAGTTATCTATGTAAATAAAGATAAACAAACAGTATTGTGGACTGTATACCACACAATTTTAGCATTAGAATTATTAGCTATTATTATTATAGAAGGGATTGAATTATTAAGATGAGTTTATTTAAAGAAAGAATACACTATAAACCATTTGATTACGACTGGGCATTTGAATCATATGATACTATGCAAAAAATGCACTGGCTTCCTAGTGAAGTACCCTTACACGAAGACATAAGAGATTGGAATGAAAGACTTACTAAAGAAGAGAAGAATTTAATTAATCAAATATTAAAATTTTTTACTCAAGGTGATGTAGATATAGCTAAAGCATACTTAGATAATTATATTCCTAAGTTTAAACCACCTGAAGTTAGAATGATGTTGTCTGCTTTTGCTAGTTCTGAAGCTAATCACGCTCACGCTTATTCTTTACTTAATGATACTTTAGGTGAGCCTGAATTATTAGACTTTAAAGCATTTCAAGAATACAAAGAAATGTCAGATAAACACGAATACTTATTCAAAGATAAAGGAAAAGGTGTTCAAGGTTTAGCTAGAGACATCGCTTGTTTCTCTGCATTTGGAGAAGGACTACAACTGTTCGCTTCATTTGTTATGCTACTTAACTTTCAAAGATATGGTAGAATGAAAGGTATGTGTCAAATAGTTACTTGGTCTATTAGAGATGAGACACACCACGTTGAAAGTATGATTAAATTATTTAAAACATTAGTAAAAGAAAACCCTAATATTTGGACAGAAAAATTCAAAGCAAGTATCTATCAAACAGCAAGAGATATGGTAGATTTAGAAGATAAATTTATAGATTTGGCTTTTGATATGGGTGGTATTAGAGGACTAAGTGCTGATGAAGTTAAGAAATACATAAGATATATAGCGGATAGAAGACTACTTCAGCTATCATTAAAACCTAATTATGGAGTTAAAGATAACCCTTTAGGGTGGTTAGATTGGGTATTAAATGGAGTTGAACACGCTAATTTCTTTGAGAATAGAGCAACAGAATACAACAAAGGAACTTTAACTGGGAAACTTTGGAACTAAAGTGCCCGTTTTAGAAGAATTATATGGCAAAAAATAACGAAGAAGATTTAGTTTTACCTATCAAATCAGAAGATTTGGTAAAACTTTTGAATAATGTATACCCTGAGAAGTCACCTAATTTAAAAGATGATACTAAGACTATCTATTTTAAAGCAGGTCAAAGGGACGTAGTACGATTCATAAACACACTAAAAGAGAGGACTAAATAACTATGTGTATGTCACCAAGAGCACCCGCTCCTGCTCCAATTCAAAGAGCACCTGAACAGGTTGCTTCAAGAATGGGAGAAGTTGAGGAGAAGCCGATAGAGTTGATAACAGCCGATAAAGATGTTAAGAAGAAAAAGAAATTAGCTTCTAAATCAGGTACGTCATCTTTACAGACTGGCGTAAATACTACAACTGGTTCATCACAATCAGGCGTATCTTACTCAGCATAAAGGATATAAATGGCAACTAAAAAGAGCAACGAAACAATGCTACAGGTAAACCCTACAGCAAAAGAACGATATTTAAAATTAAAAGATAAGAGAGAAATGTTCGTTGATAGAGCTCAAGAGTGTAGTGAACTTACAATATCTTCTTTAATCCCAGTAGACGGACACAATCATTCCGCAAAAATATACAATCCCTTCCAATCGGTAGGAGCTAGAGGCGTAAACAACTTAGCCTCTAAGTTACTTCTTTTATTACTCCCACCAAATTCCCCATTTTTTAGACTATCCGTTAGCGGAAAAACAAAAGAAGAACTTGACCAAAATAAAGAGATGAAATCTGAAATAGAAAAATCTCTAGCAAACATTGAAAGAGAAGTTTCTAAAAAGATTGAAGAGTTAGCTTTAAGAGTTAGTGTATTTGAAGCTCTAAAACATTTAATAGTATCAGGAAATGTATTAACTTATCTTCCTAAAAAAGGAACGATGAGAGTATTTCCTATTACTCATTATGTGTGTAATAGAGATGCGTCAGGAAACATATTAGAAATAGTTATTAAAGAAAGTATTAGTCCTTTAAGTTTAGATTCAGAAGTTAGAAATATAGTAGTTCAAGATGCTGATTATAAAAAAGATGAAGACGTAGAATTATACACACATATCTATAAATTAGAAGATGGAAAATTTTATATCTGTCAAGAAGTAAATGGAATTAAACTTCCTGATTCAATAGGTTCATATCCTGAAGACCAACTTCCTTATGCCGCTTTAAGAATGGTTAGAATTGATGGCGAAGATTATGGTAGAGGATATGTAGAAGAATTTTTAGGAGACCTTAAATCATTAGAAGGATTGTCTCGTGCACTTATTGAAAGTGCGGCGGCTTCTTCTAAAGTAGTATTTATGGTAAGACCTAATTCTGTTACTAAGAAAAGAGATTTAGCTTTAACTAGAAATGGTGATATTATCACTGGTTCAGAAGAAGATGTATCTGTATTACAAGCACAGAAACAATATGATTTACAAGTAGTAGAAAGAAGTATATCAAAATTAGAAGAAAGAATGTCTTATGCTTTCTTATTACATACAGCAATTCAAAGAGATGCTGAAAGAGTAACGGCTCAAGAAATTAGATATATGGCTGAACAATTAGAAACAGCTATGGGTGGAGTATACTCATTATTATCACAAGAGTTTCAACTTCCATTAGTTAAAATACTAATGAAACGTATGCAAGAATCAAAAGAGATTCCACCATTACCTAAAAATTCAGTTAAACCTACAATTATTACAGGTATTGAAGCATTGGGTAGAGGAAATGATTTACAAAAATTAAGAGAATTTGTGGCTGAGTTAGGTAATCTAGCTCAAATGAATCCACAAGTAGTTCAATCGTTAAATCCTGATGATTTAATTAAACGTATCGCTACAAGTTTAGGAATAGAGATGGAAGGTTTAATTAAAACTCAAGAACAAATGGCGGCTGAACAACAAGCACAGCAAGAACAAATGCAACAACAACAAATGATGCAGATGGCGGAGAAAGCTGTAGCTCCTGTGGCGAGTAATATGACTAAGCCACAACCACAATAATAAAAGGAAAATATAAATGGTAGATAAAGTAGAAGTACAAAGTGCTGAAACTACTGCTGATAAACCAGTGGAAGAGAATAAGCCTACACAAAGTAAACCTGAAGGTTTGCCTGAAAAATTCAACTCAGTTGATGAATTAGTCAAATCGTATTCAGAGTTAGAGAAAAAACTTGGTGAGCAATCTCAACCTACTAAGGAATCAGTAGACCCAGTTTCAAAAGCTGAAGTAAAAGAAGAAGTAAAACAAGAACAACCTAAATCTGATTTAGATATAGCTACAAAGGCTGTAGATAGTGCAGGTTTAAATATGGAAACTCTTTCTGAAGAGTTTGCTAAAGATGGTAAACTTGCTGATGGTTCTTA